TTCTTCTTCTCGGCGGTGAGGGCCGCCACCTGTTCTTTCAGGTCGTCGTAGCCCGCGTACTTCTCCCGTTCCCTGGCCAGGCGCTTCTCGACGATCTCGTCGATCTGCTCCTGGGTGAACGTCTTCTCCGTCCCCTTCGGGTCGTCGTTGCCTTCCGGCATGGTCCCTCCTGATGGAGTCGCCGACCGTTGAACGCCGGTCGTGTGCGTTGGTCGCGGGGGCAGGGATCGAACCTGCATGACCAGGGTTATGAGTCCTGGCGGGAGGCCACTCCACCCCGCTATGTGTCGTCCGCCATCGACGCCAAGTCGTGGAGCCAGACGAGTACGCCGAGAATCCCGAGCGTCCCAACCAGCGCGTTCCACGGGAACGGGAGGAACTGCGACCACCAGGCGACGAGGGCCGCGGCGGACACGCACGACTCCAGGGTCCGAGCCTTCGACTTCACCCTGGCCTCCCTCAGTCGAATGCGGGTTCGGCGAGGCAGGCGCAGTGGTTGTGCGCTTCGAACCCGGCGTCCTTCCCATGCACGCCTTCGTCCGCGATCCGCTGGCAGAAGTCGCACGGGTCCGACGACGTGACCCGCCGCCACCCTCTCGCCCGCGGGTCCGTTGCGGTTGCCTGCCCGATCACCTCACGGACACCGGCGAGGACCAGATCGGATGCGGACCCGGACGCTTTCACATATCCGTTGCGGGCGGCAGCCGCCGGGGTGAACCCGCGTCGTCTGGCGTTCACGATCCCTGCCAGGCCCGCACCTCGCACCAGGTCTGCCATCTGGGTACGGTCGGGTGGTTCCGGTTCGATGATCGTCACCTGACCGCGGACCCGTTCGGTCTGCCGGTACCGCTGGTAGTAGACGACCGCCATAGAAGCGGACCGTCGATGTCCGGTTTCGACGAGTGTCACAGCAGCGTCGGTGAACGGCCCGATCGTCCCTGAAAGGTTGGTCGGATCAACAATCCCCCACAGCCGGAGCAGATCCCGGAGGATCGCCGACCGGATCGCTATCTGCCGGCGCCGATGCTGGAAAGTGAGCTGCCGTCCTTCCGCAGTGACAGCCATCAGCTGGCTTGCCGGTCGAGTGTCCCCTCGAGAACACCGAGCGGATCCATCGCCGATGCGAGATCCTTCCACGATGCGACTTCCTGCTGTGACGCACCCAAAGCGTCCGCCACCCGATCCCACAGGGCTTGTGGGGGGATGCCGAGCATCTGCACGGCCTTACCCAACGCGTCGACCAGCTGGGCGAGCGCCCGGGCTTCGGTGTCCTGCCAGCGGACGTAGGCGCCGACGTCAGCTTCGACACCCATGTAGCCGCCGGCCAGGTTCAGGGTCTGCTCGTGGGCTTCGCCCATCACCGTCTTGTTCTCCAAGATGGCCCGCTGCTTCCCCGCTTCTGCGGCGGCGAGCGCCTCCGCGGAAAGGTTGATCAGCTGGCCCATCAGCTCATGCGCCGGGGTCTGAGAGATCGCAGCGAACATCTCCAGCGTGGATTTGCGGGACTCGATGTACCCGGACAGGGGTGTTTCGTCGAGCTGACCGATCTCCACGCTGTCCTTGTCCTCGTCGAGGGTGAAGAAGTTCGACATGGATGCCTTGATCCGCTGCTCCTCTGTCTCAGCGACCCACCCGAGGATGTAGCGGAATTTGAACGCTCCGAAGTGCTGGGCAACGAGCAGACCGAACGTGGTGATGTTGATCTGATCCTGCAGCGGGATGAGCGGTTCGACGATCCCCCGGATCGGGTCGTCCAGGTCGAACGTGTCCCGATATCGGACCACCGGACACACCTGCTCCCCCCAAGCTTCCGCCTCATGCTCGGCCTTCTTGACGATGCTCGGCTTGTCCGACTCGAACGCCGCCAGGTCGTACACGTGGGTCCGGTCGATGATCCGCCACCGCTTCTCACCACGCTGCTCGAGCGCGATCTCCGGCCACACATCATCCGACCCGTACAAGGCGGTCAGCTTCCGAGACGTCGCCCCCCGGATCACCGGCACCGGACGGCCCGGCAGGACCGTCGCGTACGCTGCGCCGAACGACAGACCGGACCGGTGGATGCCGATCTGGCGGGCGTCCATCCCGTTCGCCTGCCACGCGTTCCACACCGGGGAATCGTCGGATGCGCCACGGTCACGGAACCCGTCGACATACATCGACTGGACCCGGCTGTTCACCGCGAACTTGAGCACGTTGGCCCGGGCGAGACGCGCGAGCCGCTGAACCTCCGACGGGACCGACGAGGGGAGCCCTTCGAGGCGGCGTGTCGGGTCGTCCCGCAGGTAACGGTGGATCTTGTTGAGCCGGGCCGTCTCCGAGTCGCGGGCTTCTTTCAGTTCGGCGAACGCCTCGAGGATCTGGCTGTCGGTGACCATCAGAACCTCGCTTCCCCGGATCGTTTCTTCTTGGCTTGCGTTTTCAAACACCAGAGGGCACCGGTCGCCGCAACCAGAGGAGCAGCATCAGCCGGGGACTTCCGACGGTCCCACGCCCACATGTCACCGACCGGACGGGTCGCAGCAGTGTTCGCAGCCTGATCGAGGACCGGCTGGGACCGATGCGCCAACAGGACACGACTGTCCCCGTCGCCGACCGCAGCCCGCACATGGTCGTAGAACTCGCCGGTCCCCTCGACCCCGTCCCACTCGACCACTTCGGCACCGATTGTCTTCAGGTCTTCGATCAGCTCAGTTGCGGGGGCCCGTTTCGCCTGCACCGCCACCGGGGGTTTCAGACGGTCCGGGTGGGTCGGGTCGGCGAACCATGCCGTCACCCAGTCAGTGCCGACCCTGGAGGCGACGATTTCAACGTGGGGTCGGCGGTCTTCCCGCCAGCCGGCCACCGCGATGTGGGCGACAGTCCGATCCCAGGAAACGTCCACACACCAGACGAGCGGCGAATCGGCGGCGATCTGTGATTCGGGGTCGGCACATCCGGACCATGCTTCGGCGGGGAACGGACCCTCCGACGTGGAGTCCAACCATTGGCAGAGGACCTCGTTGCGAAACACCCATTCGGGGTCTGTCTTGGCGGCGGACAGGATGGCCCGTTCGGTGATCGTGTATCCCAGCCCCGGGTTGGCCTGGCACCAGCCGTCCCGGTCGAAGATCGAACAGCCCGGCTCGGCGGACCATTCGAAGATCCCCAGGGTGGCGTCGTCGACGTCTTCGATGTCTTCGGCGGCGGTCACGTCGTCGGCGTCGCCCAGCCCGTCCGGATCACCGATCGCGAGATGCGCGATCTTGCGGAGCCAGCGGAGCACGATCGAAGCGGCGTCACCGGCGTTCGACGCGGCCCACACCATCGCCAACGCCCGGGCCATAGTCGTCTTCGTGACCGCCGCCCACGCATCCCACGACTGATGCTCCCGCAGCTCGTCGAGAAGGACGAGATCACCGGCCAGGCCACGACCGCCACGCCTCGACGCTGCCGCCACCTTGTACCGCTGCCCACCGATCAGCTTCAACGACTTCTTGCCGTTGACCCGGAGGACCTGTTCGATCTCCTCGGCAAGCTCGGGGACGGCTTCGGCGATCTCAACCGCGCCCTGCCAGACCTCTTCGGCGACGTCGAGACTTTGAGCGGTACCGATCACCAGCTTCACACCGAACAAGTACATCATCCACAGCGACAGGACCTGCATGACAGTCGACTTGCCGTTCTGACGGCCGACCAGCACCACCACCGTCCGGAACCGGAACGACCCGTCCGGAAGCAGCTCGAGGGCGTGGATCAGAAGCCACCGCTGCCACGGCAACATGACCAGACCGAGAACCTCGGAGGCGAACACCGCCACCTCAAACCCCAACGAAGTCTCAGGGGTGAGAGCACAGCCGCAGCCGCACGGACCCGCAGGGCCTTCGACGAGCGGCGGAGTCCAGATACGGGGGAGAGTGGATCCGGTCAGCCCGTCAGGCTCAGCCCACTGCTCGGCCTCCACGGATAGAACGGAGCTCGGCGAGCTTGCCATCCTTCACCTCCGGCTTCTCCAACTTCAGCCGGGACAGCGGCGTGAGACCCAACGCGTCGGAATACTTGAGGTAGGTGGGGATCGTCACATTGTCGAGCGGCGCCTCAGCGTCCCGTTCGTCCATCCCGTCGATCGTGCGGGCCAGATCCAACAACACCGCCACCGTCCCACCATCCGAATCAGTCAGATGCGACGCCGATGACACTGCGATCTCCGTCGCCGCGAACACCGGGCCCTCCCGCTGCGGCGGATGCTTCGCCCGACAATGAGACGCCAGGCCACGCTCCGTCCTGAAATCGTCCCGGCCGCACTCACCACACGAAAACGCCATTCAGGTCTCCTTCACACAACCCCCCCTCACATGCCGGGGGGAGAGGGACACAGACCCCAGGCCTTGCCGTCCCCTGCGGGAGGGGGTCCCCCCCACCCTTTGGGGGTTCACCAGTTGCGGGATGTTCTGCCGATTTGGCCTGTGGTGCGGGTGTTTCGGTAGCCGTCGCCTTTGCTCGAGTTGCAGCGGTGGTGGGCTGCGCCGAGGTTGCCGGGGTCTTCGCGGAGGTGGGGGTGTGTTGACCAAGGTCGGATGTGTTCGGCGGTGAACGCGTCGAGGTGGGGCCACTCGAGGGTGTAGTCGATGGGCTGGCTGCAGATGCAGCAGTCGCGTTGTTCTCGTTTGAGGTTGGCGACGAGTCGGCGGTACCGGCGGGAGGATCTGCTGTCGGCCATGGGGGTGCCTCCCGGTGAAGGGGCGGGGTCAGCGTTCGCAGGTGCGGGCTGGTCTCGACACCCTGTTGAGGGTGGAGTCCGGCCACTGTTGAAGCAATGTAGCGCGATCTGTGGGCAACCTCCAAGCATTCATTGGCGTTGAAAGGTGCTCGCCATCTAGGAGTCTCCCCGTTCGTCGGCCGCAATTGAAAGAACCTCCGACAGCGGAACATCCACGTACTCCGGCTCAAGCCACCCATCAACATCTGTCGTGTAATCGTCCCACGGTCCGCCGTTGACCGTCTTGGCGCGTATGGGGTTGTGGATGGTTCCGAGTTCGTAGACCTCGACCGGAGTCGTGACGTGCGGCAGGACATGCTCGCGGACGACCCGGACGAGAACCCGATGCTCGAAACCAAGAGCGTCTGCGGCGAAGTCTTCGTCGGGCCACTTGCCATCCAGCCATTCGTCGAGAACGTCTTCCAGCATGTCACCGTCACCAAACCCCCACTTGCTGAGAAGACCCGCTGTTGGAAATCTGATGTAGTCAGGCATCTCGCACGTTTCCGCTGGCGTTGAGTCTCCTTCCAGGTCGGGGCAGGGCCGTACCGCACGCCTCACAATGGGACTTGACGATGCGACGTCCGCCACGAACGAACCGCCACGCCGGCACCTCCACGTCCCTCGCCGCACAGCCGCGGATCCCGCATTTCAGTTTCGGAGGCCGCTCCTCACCGACCGGGGGCCGCCATTCCCGCTGCTTCGCCGCCTCAAACGCTTGGACCGCCCCATCCAGGCTCTTGCGAAGATCCCTCGCCGCACGGCGTGCCCCCGCAGTTGATGCTCCCGGTTGCGGATAGTCGTTGCGGCGGCGAACCGTCGGCCTTCCGTCAGTCCCACCCACCGCAGCACCAGTCAGGGCATGCTCCACATCGTGGGCGTCCAACAAGGCTCGCGCGACGGATTCGAGCCTCGTGAAATCGGCGGTGTCCCGCTCCATCCGCTCCGTCACCACCACCGCCCGAGTCGCTGCCAACTCGGCTTCGAGGTCGACGAGCTCATCACGGGCCTTCTGCAACTGGACCGCCAACGAAGGACCCGACAGACCGTTCGGATGATGATCGATGCAATGCCGGGACTTCTCCCAGACGGGACGGCGGCAATCCTTCTCCACACACGTACTCACGCGCCTCCTCCGGTCATCCGGTCGTACTGCCAGCGTGTGATCGTCTCCCGGCGGCAGACGACCTTCGCTGTTATCCCGCCGACTCGTCCTGGCCCTCGCAGCAGCGGGTCGCCCTCCGAGGGGCTGTACCCCTGATCGTCCGGGTCGTTGCGATGTGCCTCCGCGCTTCTGATGCGTTGCGCCTCATCGAGTCCGTGCCGTGCCACCAGGTCATCCCAGCGCTGACGTTCGATGATCCTCTCGACGAGCGCGGGGGATGCACCTTCGGCTTCCAGGCGGGCCCGGAGTTTGGCCCGGCGCTGCTTGTCCTTGCGTACCCGAGTCGCGTGCTTCGTCATCCGATGGCCTCCTCCCCGTCGATGGGCTTCCCGATCCGGTCGAGGAGCTCGCGAACGTTCCCTGACGCCGGTGTCCGTTTCATCGCCTCATTCCGCACCTCGTCGGACTTCATCAGATTCCGGATGTAGCCCTCCCGCTTCCTCACGTCGTAGCCCTCAGTGATTCGACGGTCAGCATGTTCCTCGGCGACCGTCCGGAGAGTCCGGTCGAAGTCGGCGTTTCCCCCCCGGACCCCCCCTATGCCGTGAACACCAGGATCAGAGGAACCCGCGTCTTGCTCTGGTTCTGGTACGGGTCCGGGTACGGCCATCTGCACCCCATCACGGTCGCTATGGCGTTTGCTATCGCCCTTGCAATAGGCGCAGCCAGGTTTGACCACACCGCGGGACTCATGCCATCGACGATGCGCTCCCAGCGAGCCGGAGTCGGAACGGTCCTCGCGCATCGATGCCGCCTCCTGGGCGGTCGGCTGATAATCGAGGAAGTCATGGATGCGCCAGCCGCCGGGCGTCCGGTCCCAGTTGCCGTTCTCGACGAGCTCACGGACAGCCTTCATCCTCTTCGACGGAGACGGTGACGGCCACACCAGCGGCACGTCCGCCTCGGAGATCATCCCGTCGGTGCCGTGCTTCGCTGAGAACGTGATCGAATGGGACCACAGACGGAACGCCGCGTCGGACAGGCGGGCGAGCTTCCGGTTCGTGTGCGTCTCGTCGTCGAACTTCGCCCACACCATCAGGACGCCTCCAAGATCCGACGGGCACGCTGCACCAGATCAAAGGCAGAGCTGTTCCCGCCATGGTCAGGATGCGACTGTCGCAGCGCCTCCCGGATCGCGGAGCGGCGCATCACGTCGTCGCGAATGACATCCTCCGGATGAGCCGGCGAGTAGCTGGCGATGATGGTCGCCGCCTGCTCGACTGTGGTTGGACCCCCCGTCGACATCGGCAGCGCGTTCCATCCCTTGTACTGCTCACCGGAGCGGGTGATCCCGTACCGGTCGACCGCTCGGAGAGCCTGGAGGCCGAGGGCGATACCGCGGAGGTTGTGCTGCCAGTACTCGTGGGAGTCGGTGGCGTACTGCAATGGCCCGTAGCCGGACTCGAACGAGACGATGATGCCCGGATGGGACGGCTGACGGGCGTTCGCGCGGGGCCACCCGTCGAGCCGGATATCGTCCTCGGCGAAGTCCGCCTGGATGACGATGTTCCCTGCGTCGAGATGATCGAGCTCCCGTTCCAAAAGGTTAAGCGTGTCGGACCATGACGCCTTGAACGTCCGCCGGGGACGGCGGGGCCGGGTGTCGGGGTGTGGCCAATGGCCGAGCGGACGGAACCGGACGTTCACGTTGTCTCCTTACGAACGATCTTCCATCCGTCAGCGTCCAGGTCCTCGAGCAGCCAGCCGGGTCGTCGGTCTACCTCACGACGCTCCCACCACTCGTCGAGCCATTCGCCGATCATCAGTTCGGGTAGGACCAGCTCCCAGGTCAGTCCGGCGACAGCGAAGCAGCCGAGCAGGTAGACGACCGGGTCCATGATCGGGTTGATCCCGTCGCGGGCCAGCTCAGAGGCGTGATCCTCGCCCCCTACCTGCTCGCATATCGCTGCGAGAGCTTCTGACGTGACCCGAGATCGACGCTGCCCGGAGTTCTGGCCGTCCGGGAGCACACGAACCTGCCGGCCGTCAGGGAAGGCGACCAGATGCGCCGTCTCCTGCCTGTCACGCTCCGAATACATGGTGTACGGGCCGAACGTGCGAAGACTGCGAGAGTCGGTCTTCCAAGTCACGTCGCCTCATCGCGGGGGACAAGCTCATACCAGCCGCAACGGCCCGTATGCGACCAACCCTTCAACAGATGCAGTTCCGGGGTGAACCTGGCGTCCTGGATCCATTTACGGTCCCAGTCCTGGCAGACCCACACGACCTCGTTCACGCCGTCCCTCCCCATTCTTCGACGAGGGCCTCAATCACCGCGTACAGGTCCCTCTTGGCGATGATCAGCAGCTCGTCGGAGCCGTCAGGGACCGCAGCGAACACGAAGGGGCGAAGGTCTCCTATCGCCCGGTGAGTGTCGGACTGGTTGCGTGCCTCCACATACCTGGTGGCTATCGGCCCGACTTGTCGCCCGGTCTTGACTTCGACCCGGACTCTCGCCCGCCACGACTCCTCGTTGCCCTCGCGACTCTTGAACCGTTCCGGGTTGAGACGGAGCGCGGTGCGGGCCTGCCGCTGCCCCGCCTTCCCCTTCCGACTGTTGCGGCTGTTCCGGCATGGCCAGCAGACACAGTCCTTCCGCGCCTTCCCAGTGTCAGGGCAGATGCGACGAGACCGGGAGGTAGCGCGGGCCAATTGGGCTTCCTTCGACAAGTCCATCACAGGTCCTCGTCCTCGAAATGCGACAGGTGGATCCACGAGCCCTGGAAGAGGCCGATCGTTTCACCCTCTCGGATCGTGGAGTCGCAGCGGTCACATCGACCGTCGAACTTGGACCGGATGACCGCCTCGGGCGGCTCAGCGATCCGACGGCGACCGGCAGGGACACGCCCGTTGCAGAGCACACACGTCGCCGGGGCAAGCTCATGGATACAGGCTTCGTTCATGTCAACGGCTTCTTCCGCCACTTGTCGGCTTCGACGCAGGTGACGAAATGGGCGAGACGATCCCCGGTCCCATCCGACACGACCACCGCCACTGGCTCACCCAACAAGTCCGCATCGATCCGGATGTTCCCGTTCGGTGACGGCTTCTCGTTGACCGGCATCGGCTTGCCACGGTTCGACCGGTACCACTGGATACGGGCAACACAGGTTCGGCTACGGCAGTAGGTGACGGGGACTGTCATGTCGCGTCTCCGTCCACGGCGACAATACGAGCGCCTCGGCAGACGACACATTCCGACACGCCCAGGTCGCAGTACTCGCCGTGACAGTCGAGCTCTTCGCAGTCGCCGCCACCCTCACCGCCACAGTCGAGGCAAATCTCCCAGGCGTGCACATGGCTCGCGCAGATTTTCATGTCCGGTGGAGCCAGCCGTGGACATCCCGAAACCAGACAGTCCTTCCATCCCTGGCTGATCTCCTGGCATCGTTCACACATGGCCGTCCCGGACCGGGCGACGAACCGTTCCGGATGGCCGCAC